TGTACCAGCAGCATGAGCTTTACGAGCTGCTTTAACTTTTGGATGATTGTCTATTGATTCTCTTCGTATATTCTTTGGTTTAGGCATTGAGCTTGCAGGACCTCGATGTGTTAATGTTATATCACCCTTAACACCTTTTTTTCTCAATTGTGCCATTGCAGAATCATGGTCTTTAGCATGAACGTTTCCGCCCATAGTCTTATGGCCAACTCTAAAAACTTGCATTGATTCTTTTTTAATAACTTCTTTATCAGTTCTTACCATTCTAATTCCAGTTGTTCCGTCAGGCTTTGTAAATTTTTCTGGTTTTTTATCTGCTGATTGAACAGCTTCGCCATAGCTAGAATTCATAGCCTTCTTATAATCAGAAGTATAAGGGGCATTAGTAGTCTTTAGCCTCATATATTTGGAAGTACCTTTTTTACCTTTAACCGGTATTTTTAAATTTGGAAGAGTTTTTGTCGACTTCATTGCGAGTTCATTCACTAAGTCGGCAAAAGATTTTAATTGGGTCATACTAGTTCCTCCCTGGTTTGTCCCATCCTTTTAATATATCGGGTGAAAAGTTTGCGTATGAGAACTCCATACGGTCTACAATTTTCACTGCATCACCACCAAGTTTGTCAATAGCAACATAACCTTCTTGACCTGTAGTTTGATAACCATTTCTAGTCTTTAAGAACGTTTGAGTACTATTTAACTTATTAAGTATATTTATAAGTTTTAATTTTGCTAGAACAATAGCTTTTTGTAGTTCAAACATCATTTGTAAACTTATTTTGTTTTGAGGCGAAAAGAATTTTAATATATCGTTAAGTTTCTGTTGTTGACCAGATTTACCTTTATCTGTCTTTCTTTTATCTATTTCTTTCTGATACAGTTGCTGAATATATTTAATAAGCTTATCAACGTGGGTTTTGGTATTACCAATGATTTGGCCTTGTCGTACATAAGTATTATTAAATCTTTCAATAAGTTGAGCAAGTGCTTGATCAGCTTCGAGTTGACGAAGTGTACTACCAGATATTTTATTAAATATCCTACCAGCATTACTAAGATGTGCATTCACTTCCTCCGTATCTGATTTAGTCATAGTGAAATTAGTCATATCTCTTAGCATAGCGTCTTGAGACCAGACATTCTTTGAGTTTTTAAATTTAGTTATATTTACTCCATAAGAAGCTTTCATGTTTTCGAAAGAACTTCCAGAATATGCTGTATGCCATACTATACCTATTTTAGCTGCCTTTGCATTCTTTGCAGCATCTGTTCCAGAAGGTATAGCGTACATAATAGTATTAGGATGAAAAGTTAAATAAGACTTTCCTTTTATCTTTTTTGTTTTAAGATCACCAGGACCAAATAGAAAGTCTCCTTGTATAACTCCTTTGATACCTAAATCAGGTAAATACTTAAGAGCATTCTTCAATTTTACATTAAGATCGCCGCTAGTGTCAGCATCAACATCAGCATTGGTTTTATATACTTTTGGTGATGTATTAAATATCCCCTTTTTAGCAACAAAAAATTTGCCATCACTAGGGTCAGTACCACAGAAAACAGCTGGAGCTCCATCCCATTTAACAGATACATTGCCGTCATGGACACCTCCCATCATATCTCTTAAAGAACGTAAAGCAAGTATTGCTTGTCTAGTTCCATTGACTCCACCATAGAGGACTTTATCCTCAATATGAGTCATATGAGTATTTTTTTGTTCAGTTATAAATTCTTTAAAGTTCATCGTGTTGCTTTAATCTTTGGTTTTATTGTTCCTTGAGTTACTACATCAACAAAGATTTGATTTTCTTTTACATCACCAATATGATATATTTCTCCTTGTTGAGCTTTTGGTGTAGTATTAATAATTAATATCAATGGGTTCTTATTTAAATATTTAGATGCTGCTTTGCGATATGGCTTTTCTACTTCATTATTCCATTTGGCTGCTAGGCTTTTATCTTTTAGTATTGCTTCAATTTGGCTTCCAGATACTCCATTTTTTTCTGTACCTATTTTCATATCAGGATCGACAATATTTCTCAATTCAAACGCAGCCTTTACCATTTTGTCCATAGGAACGGTCCCACCTAATTTAAAATCTTTATAAGCATTTTGTTTAGCATTAAAGTTTCCTGCTTTAACTTCGTAGTTTGTGCCACCAATTTTAATATCTGCTGCAGCAGAAGAACCACCACCTAAATGAGCATCATCTAATAAGAAAAATAAAGTAGCCTCGCCTGGACCAACACCTTTAAGATTATAAGTATGTAAGGCTCTAAACTTACCAGCGTTTTCAGACTTAAGTTGCTTAATTAATTTATTTAAATTTTCTTTAGTTGGTTTACCTTTTATTGTTTTACTTAAATCAAAATTTGGAAAGAAATGAGTTCCAAATAAGTATTGAATTTCTGATTTGTATTTTAAATTAGTAAAGTCGCCTGATGATATGTTAAATGAAGTAACTTTCTGAGCTCTTTTTATAAATTCTCTATCTAACTCGGCTGCGTTAATCATAGCCATCTCCTTCATATAAGTTCTAAACCTTTGCATGACCTTATCCTTTAGTTTATTATATCGTACTTCTATTTATAATAGTTTAGTGTTTAAAAAAGCGCCTCAGACTCGCATTGAGACGCTTTTTATCACCGAAAGGAGAGGTGAATTAGAATCGAAGAAGAAATCTTGCTATGTGTCCTACAAATGGAAGTAATGCCACAGCCATTAAGAGATTGACCCCAGTATGAGCCATAGCTATTCTGAGGGTATCACCTTTAGGCATACCATCAGAAACTAGAAGTCCCGCCAACCAAATTGTACCAGTCGTTCCAATATTGGCGCCAAGAACAGCGGCAATTGCTGCAGGAAGGGGGACAGCACCTGATGCCACAAGGGCAATTATTGCAGTGGTTGAAAGACTTGACGATTGCCACAGCAATGTCATTACAATTCCACCAATAAACATCCAATAAGGATTATGAATAAAAAAGTTTAAGTGTTCTAAGTTTCCCATTGATTTCATACCACCAGAAAACATTTTGAGTCCTATGTAGAATACTACTAATCCTACAAGCGCCGTGATTACGGGATTGCCTAGTTCCATTTTGCTTACCTTTTTAATTAAGTCATTCATGATTTACTTTTTCCTTTACCAGACAAATATTGAATTGTTGGCTTAGGCGAAATAAGTTTTCTAATTAATTTAATTAAGTAGACCATATAATATGTATTAATGTTATCGGCGCTTAAATGTTACGGTTTTATTAAATCTTTTTCTTTGAGAATTATTCTTTTTTCTTCTATCTGCTTCGCGATTACGAGGATCGTACATTTCATAACCGCGAATACCGTTCTCTTTTGCCCAAGCAGCAGTCATTTCTGGACTATGTTTACTAGAACTCATTTTTGAAACCTCACTGTATAAGTTTTTCCATAATAATTAAAAGTTATAGTTGAATGAGAATAGATAGTTTCCATTGACTCTTTATATCTTGTCGTCTTATTACAAACAAGTTTAGTACCATCATTCGCAGTACTATTTTGATTACCAAGAATGCCACCAATAATAGCACCAGCAGTAGCTCCATCAGGTAAGTCTTTAGTAATATTTTGACCAATGGCACCGCCGATAATTGCACCTAAGATTGTATCAGCAGTTTTATCTCCTGAAACTTGTCTTTCAGAACAAACCTCGACAACTTGTGGTGTTCTTTTAATTACAGTTTTAGTATAATCTTGGACATTAACGTTGTAAGGCTGAGTTGCTCGAGCCTCTTTAACAAGATTCATTAATGCAAGGAAAAACGCAAACGCAACCATTCCATACATTACAAAGCTTTTAGTTCTTTCACTCATTTTTTTAACTTCCATAATATATATTCTTCTCCATTAGATTTCATAGTAATTGCAGGAACGCCTGATGCTGTTGTCTTACCGACGTATTCCCATTCGTAGCCGTCTTTCATTTGAGCGTTGGCTGTGTCTCTAAACTCTTGAGTGTCTATACTAAACATCCCAAGCACTAGTGCTATAATACCCATTATGTCTCTCCTTCTATTTTACAGATTGGGGTTATTGAAACTCCGTCAGTATAATCGTTTTTAGAATATTTTCTAGTAACAACTTCTTTTACTAACTGACCGTTTCGAATTCTTAAAGTTGTGAGCTCTCTAGACAGTACACCTTCACTGTCTAGGAGATCAAAAGCTTGTTTTAACGGACCGTCTGTCATTAAGCAACGTCCGCATAGTCTAATGCTGTTTTAAGAGCATCTCTTTTTCTGGCTTGGTCACCAGCAAACCATGAAGAGTACATTCTATTATCTGGACTTGCACCTTTCAAGTGGTCTGTTACGTATGTGACTGAATTAAAAGCCTGCCACCAAGAACCCTCGGCATACTTTGAACCGGGTTGAGTGTTAACATTATCAAATGCTAATTTAGCATTACGTGATAATGTCTCAAGTGATAGAGGTTGGTTTTGAACTCTCTTATCAGCAGTTCTTGGAAATACTGTATTGTAATACTCAATAAGATTATCAATACTATATCTTTTTGAGCCAAGAAATTCAGCCATTTCTTTATATTGCTCTAACTTAGAAGAAGCGATACCAAGAGCTTTCTTAACTTCGTGAGCATCAAACTCTACTCTATGACCGACTCTTACAGCTCTTTCAGCTTCCATATCAAGAGATAGAGATAAAGTATTATTGCAGACTACTCTAATTGGAGTAAATCTGATATCGATCGAATGACCATACCTATGTGGATTTGAAAACAACAAGTACGAGTCTACTTGGTCTCCGCCAAAGAGATCGAAAGATTCTTTAACTTTTGCAAGAGCCCATACTATCTGTCCATTTTTTAATGAACCTGCAGTATGCATCTCCATATCTCCAGCTAAGACGTACTCGCTAAAGAAGTTAAAGGCATCCTCGTTTTGAACGGGATTCCATACTGGACCGACGTTAGTAAGAATTTTACTGTCAGTGCTTCTTACGAGAGCTCTTTGACCAGTCTCTATTTTTTTGCCATCGTGTTCTATGAATGATGGACACTCGATGACGGACCAGTTGAGACCTGCTTTGTCCATCATTTGTTGTGGTGTAAGATCGTTAGATACCTTTACACCTAAACCATGCCAAGGTACTTCCCCCGCATAAGCCATTGTTTCTACTTGATGTGCCATAATATAACCTTCCTTTCTGACAACTATTTGTTAATTGATTTTTGCATGCAACCTGCTGGTAGTCCCTCAGTGGAACAAGGATCTTCAATATATCCTACTATCATTATGCAGCCTACGATTCCTAATATTGCTAATAACTGTTTCATTATACTCGTACCTCAAACTCAAGATTTTCTGCAACCCAGTTATTACCTAAGTCATAAGCGATAGCGACGATAGCACCTTCTCTTGGAAGAGTGTCCATGAATTGAAGAAGCTTCTTAGCACCAGAATAATTCTTATCTTTAATCATATTAAGGATAGCTTTAAAGTCTTTAGCGTCTTGCTTGTACATATCAACCATATCGTCTCTTATAGCCCAATTAGCTTTGGAATCTTCGATTGTTCCTGTTATTAAATTTTTTAAATGTTTCATTTTCAACTCCTTATTTAATTATTTAATAGATATATTATACCATACTTTCTCTCAAATGTAAACGTTTTTTTTCACTTATTTGAAAGTTTTCACTTAACATGTTAAACAACCTGAAATATAGTAATAGCTATCCATACTGCAAAAAATACTAGGGCGATTTTATCTATTTCATCTAACATTAATGACTCTTCTTTTCTGTAAAATCACTATTAAAAAATATGTCGATACGCTTCTTAGTCTCGTGGCGTAGATCGTTCAACTGAGTTATAAGAAAAGCGACGTCGCTCTCATGACGAGAATATCTCTCGTCTCCTTTTCTCTTGACGTCTTCAAGTTCCCAAAGTTCTCCGTTAATCGCTTCAAGAACACGTAGATAATAACCCCAGTCTTGAAAGTTAGGCTTGAGGTTCTTTGTGTAGTCACTGAGCTCTTTCTCAACGTCGAGTCCTTTTTGCTCTTTGATAAGAAGAATGCTCCACCTGTCGAGGAAGTCTCCTACGCTCGTCTTAATTTGAATGCTCATAGCAATCCTTC